TTTATCAAAATTTTTAGAAGAACCAACAGGACGTATTGTTATGTCTATTATTTTGGGTTTTGGGTTAGCCAGTATTTTTAAAATGTCTTGTAAAGATAAAAATTGTATTGTTTATAAATCACCGGATGTAAATAACATAGTTGGTAATACATATTCATTTAATGGAAAATGTTACAATTACAATATTGAAGAAGTAAAGTGTGATAAAACAAAAAGAATTATTCATTAATTAAAATATAAATATGCGTAATTATAAAATATAGTATATATAAATATATAATAATAAATGTCAACACTTTTAAATGATTTACCTGATAACTTTAAAGACAATATACAAGTTAAACCTAATGTTTCGTTTGATATTAAAGAAAAAGATAAAACAATTCAACTTGATCAAACAACTATTAATCAAATAATAAATGGGTTACAAAATGCTTCAGGTTCTACAAAACTTCCAAGTAGAGACATTCCAAATAATAAAACGGAACATCTTATCAATGATAGTAAAACTATTCCAGATCATATAGAAATTGAGGATAGTATTAAAAATATATCAGGAAAAAATAAAAAAGAATATATTGAAGAACATTTAAACAAAGATGATTTAATAAATAATTATAACAATAAAATAAATAATAACAATAAAATAGATAATATGTATGATGAGTTAAATGGACCAATACTTATTGCTGTTTTATATTTTATTTTTCAATTACCATTTTTTAAAAAAATGATAATACAAAATATTCCTTTTTTAATGAATGAAGATTTTAATTATAATATTTACGGATATATTTTTATAAGTATATTTTTTAGTATGATTTTTTATTTTGTAAACTTTGGTTTGAAACAATTTGATAACTTTTAAAATACAGAGAAACTATTAAATATATTTTTTATTTTATTCTTTCTTATATTATTCTTTCTTGTTTTATTCTTTCTTGTTTTACTCTTCTTAGTTGTATAGTTTTTAGTTTTATTCCTCTTAGTTTTATATTTTTTAGTTTTATTCTTCTTAGTTGTATAGTTTTTAGTTTTATCTTCTTCAGGTTCTTCGGTTTTTTCATAATCCTTTTTGTTTATTTTATTTGTAATAGTTTTCATAGTTTTATTTTCAATATTTTTCAGTTTTTCATTTTCAATTTCTCCTTTTTCATTTATACTTGAAGTTGTATAAAATTTTTCATCAATAATTTTATTTTTTGAACTATTAATGTTAGGCATATATCGTAAAAACCATTTATGATACTCTAAACTATTTTTTTTATTTTTTAATTCTTCATATTTTTTTGTTTTTATTTCACGTATATCTTCTTTTAATTTATCTTTACCATAACAATTTACTGGAAACTTTTTTAATAATTTTCTTTTATTTAAAATGTTTTGTTCTTGAACTAAAAATAAAAAATTTGCTAAACAAAAAATTCTTTTTGTGTCATAATGTTTATCATTAAGATACATAAAAGCCAAATAATAATATATTTTAGTTTCAATAGATGCTATTTTTATTATATTATCTCCAATTTTTACTGTATTATAACTATTACATTTATCATTTGAATCATAAATATTAATGTTCACATTATTTTCATTATTTGATATTGTAACATAATAATGACTTGGTAATATACCATCTTGTGTAATTTTTTTAACAACTTTTATATTTATTTCAGAACTATTATTTTTTATTTCTTTTATTTCTTTTATTTCTTTTATTTTTTTTATTTCTTTTATTTTTTTTATAGTATTTTCAGGATTTTTTGATAATATATCAATTATATAATTATTATTATCTTTTATTACTTTGTCTCTATTTATTTTTATTCCTTTTAAAAATTTTAAATAAAACATATCAGAAAATCCTCCTAAAAACACAATATCTTCTTTATATAATAATTTTAAAATTATGTCATAAATATCATCATCTTCTCTATCAATAGTATCCTCGTTATAATTATTATAAATATTTTTTATTGGATTTTTTATTGGATTTTTTATTTGATTTTTTTTAAAAAAATCTTTATTTTTATTAAATAAAATAAAATTACAATTTATATTTTCTTTATTAATAGGATAAAATTTATCTAATAATAAAAGTCGTTTAAATATTTTTTCCCATCTTGAAACATCACTTTCGGGTCTTGATAATTCATCATAAATAGACATTCTAAGAAAATTTGAGGGTGCATAATGTAATTTATCAATAACTATTGTTTTTTTTTTAATATTATTATATAATTTTTTATTCATGTTTGTTATATCAGCAACTGACATAAAATTAACAAAAACTTTGTATGTTCCATGATGAACAGCACTTTTAGCTTCAACTTCTTTAAATCCATTATTATAATATAAATCAGCTAATTCAATAGCATCTTGTAAAGCATCACTACTAAAACAATCATAATCAGGGAATGTTGTTTTTTTATCATAAAATTGATTTTTTTCTGGTAGTATATTATTTAATGCTGTTCCACCATAAATAATTAATTTTTTTTTTTTTAAAAAATCTTCAATTATTTTAATAATTTTTTGAACAAAAACATTGTTAACTTTTTTAAAACCAATATTATTCTCAGCTTTTTCAACAGAACTACGCAAAATAGATAACTGTATTTCTTTCAAATTATTTTTAACTTTTGAATTATAGTTTAAATATTTCATTTTAATATATCATAATATTTTTTTCTATTGTTATATTCTATTGTTATATGTTAAAGTTATAATAATCTGTTGTAATAGTTCTTGTTTCATAACTTAGTTGAGGATTTGGTGGTTCAGGTTCTGGTATAGTTATTGGAATATATCTTAAAATCACGGGTTTTAAAACAAAAGCATAAGTATAAGAGTCAAAAAATAGTTCATTTTCTTCTAAAAAAGAATCAGGAGTTTGATAAATCATACAAATTAACTGACAACCACAAGAACGTACAAGAATACCACTTATATTTGAAGGTGAAGAACCATTATCAGGCATAGCAATTGTCATATTTTGTTTATTGTATTCAGTGAGTTCACTAATATCAGGTGAATATTGAATATTATAATAAGTTAAAGCTCTCATAAATAAAGAATTGCTTGTCATATTTACATATTCATAAAAGTTTTTTGATTTTAAAAATGTTGGATTATTCATATCAACAATAATAATTATTTTATTTAATAAGTTCATCAAAGGTGTATTACCAAAGTTGGTTTTATTATTTTCATAACTATATTCTTTTCCAAGTAACTTATCATTGAACTTTTCAAGTATTTTACTCATATTTTCATACATATTTATATTTGAACTTTTAAAACGTAAGTGTAAAATAATTGGATCTGTTGGATTAGGACAAGATCCAATATCAAAAGCACTAAAACTAATAATGTTTATTACATCATTAAATGGGATAGAATTGAATGTTTCTTTTACAAAATAGTTATCTGTAGTTGAAGAAGCAACAACAGGATCATCATCAATAGAAAAAATTTCTAAGTCTAAACCTCTAACACCTTGTTTTATTATATCTTTTAAAACACAAGTAGAAACAAAATCATTTGAGTAAGCACCACCATTACAACAATTATATGCTGATTTAATATAATAATCTTTAAATGTATAGTTACATAGCGGATCATCAGTTTTCAATGATCGTAAGTTATTATTTATCTTAGAATAAGATTTATCAAACACTTTACATTCATTTGATTGTAAGTTGCGTATATATACTAACCAATATAAAGAAAAAAATAACAAGATAAAAATAATTAAAACAGTAAAAATATAAGCAGTTAAATTATTATTCCAATTTTTTATGTTTTGAATGTTTTGAATAATTTTATCCATTTAATTATATTATAATAATATTTAATTAAACAAGAAATATTAATATTTAAAATGAAATAATAATAATAAAATATATATAATTTAATATGCCTGGAGGTTTAATGAACTTAGTTTCAGAAGGTCAAGGAAATGTAATATTAAATGGCAATCCTACAAAAACCTTTTTCAAAACTACTTATGCTAAATATACAAATTTCGGTATTCAAAAGTTTAGAATTGATTACGAAGGTTCTAAGTCACTTCGTCTTTCAGAAGAGTCAACTTTTGATTTTAAAATATTAAGATATGCTGACTTATTAATGGATACATATGTTTCTGTAACACTTCCAGATATTTGGTCTCCAATTGTTCCTCCACCAAAAAAACCAGGTAAATGGGTACCTTATGAGTTCAAATGGATAGAAAATTTAGGTTTTAAAATGATTTCAAAACTTGTTATAACTTGTGGTAATCAAAAATTATTTCAATGTTCTGGTGATTATTTATTAGCTTCAGCTCAAAGAGATATGGCTCTAGCTAAATATAATCTTGTAAACTATATGACAGGAAATATACCTCAATATACTGATCCTGCTTCATACGGAATGAATAAAGGAAATTATCCTAATGCTTATTATTATGATAGTTCAACTACTCCTGAACCATCAATAAGAGGTAGAGTTATTTATATTCCATTAAATGTTTGGTTTGTTTTAAGTTCAAATATGGCTTTTCCATTAGTTAGTTTACAATATAATGAATTACATATTTATGTCACATTTAGACCAATTAATCAATTATTTACAATTCGTGATGTTTATGATTCTGAAAATAGTTATCCAAGAGTAGCTCCTGATTTCAATACATATTATATGCAAATGTATAGATTTTTACAACCCCCACCTGATACAACATTAGGTATAAATTCATATACTGATAAAAGAAGTATATGGAATACAGATGTTAATTTAGTTTGTTCATATTGTTTTTTATCAAATGAAGAACAAAGAGTATTTGCTTTAAAAGAACAAAATTATTTAATCAAACAAGTTAATGAAACAATAAATTATAATGTGACAGGTTCAAATAAAATAGATTTAAATTCTACATCAGGTATGGTTATTTCTTGGATGTTTTATTTTCAAAGAAGTGATGTTAATTTAAGAAATGAATGGAGTAATTATACTAATTTTCCTTATAATTCTCCTCCTAATTTTATATCACCCGCACCTGTTGTTGGAAGTGAACCATTTTATTTCTTAGATAGTTCAACT